CCGATGCCAGGCCACTAGCCGAATGCTTTATCGCTCACAATGAGGAACGCGTTGTCGATAAGCTATTCAGGCGGACTGAATACAGCGTCGGGCAACTGATGATGCTCGCCAAGCATCGTGGTTGGGAACTGTCCTATAGAATCCAGGACAAGATCAATAATAAGAAGTTCGAAGATAAGGTTTGGGTGATCCATGCGGTATATCCGCGTGAATTCAGAGATCCCAACGTCAAAGCGCCGTCTCAGATGCCTTATGGCTCTTGTTATTTTGAAGAAGACGGACTGCACAAGCTCAGTGAGTCAGGCTTTCCAGAATTCCCTTATCTCGTGCCTAGATGGTCGCTCTATGCCGGCGAGACGTATGGACGATCGCCAGCCATGGAAGCATTGCCAGATATCAAGATGCTGAATTCCATGATGCTGGCCATGATCAAGGCACTACAAAAGGCAATTGATCCGCCGTTGTGGTTGCCAGATGAGGGATATCAGGGGCCGGTTCGGACTATCCCAGGTGGAATTAACTACTATCGCGGTGATCGGCAGATCCAGCAACATCCAGTCAGCTTGCAAGGCATCCAGTTTGTGAATGAAGCCATGGAAGGCATACGAGATCGTATCCGACAGAGCTTCTATGTTGATGTGGTTCAAACATACCAATCTTCCCGCGAACAGACCGCCTATGAAGTGGAGCAACGCCAGCAAGAGCGTATGCGCCTCATGGGGCCGCTTGTTGGACGTCTCGAGGGTGAACTACTCGGACGCTTGATTGATCGCGTGTACGGCATGCTCAACCGCAAGCAAGAGCTACCAGAACCGCCAGAGAATGCCGGCGATCAGCAATTCACGGTGGAGTACGTGTCACCGCTGGCCAACGTCCAAAAGCAAAGCTCAATGCGCGGTATCAATCAGGTTCTGGGCATGTTCGCTCAGATGAACGAGCCTGGATTAGCGACCATCGATAAAAATACGGATCTCGATAAGCTCTATCGGAAACTTTGGTTCGAAGTCTGGAATAATGATCCGGATGTGTTGAGGCCAGATGATGAGCTAGAAGAGCGTCAGCAGCAAGAGGCGCAAATGCGCCAGATGCAAGCCATGAAACCAGGTGTTGAGATGGCAGCACAAGGGGCGGATGCCATGGCCACGATGGCGAATGCAGCTCAATCAGGTGGCGTTGATCTACAGGCATTAATGGATGCTGCGCCACAGGCGGCAGCTGATCCCAATGTGCAAGGTCAAGTCGGGGCGATTGCCGAGCAAATGAACATTGATCCCGCTCAGATTCAGGAGCTTGTTGGAGGTATGGCCGGTGCCAACGCTGCATGACAAGGTGATGTCTGAGAAATATCAGGGCATCTACAACGATCCGGACGGCCAAGCGGTGTTCGCCGATGTCTTCGCACAAGCCAATCTCTACAGCCCGATTGCGACAGTCGATCCAATTGAGGCAGCAAGAGAAGAAGGCAAGCGGCAACTGGCTTTGCATATCGTTCATATGTTGAGCTTGCAACCAACCGACTTTGTGCAATCTGCGCAGAGTGATTTCAACATCTTAGATAATCTCATGAGGCTAAATGATGAGCGACGTTGATGCAGGCGGCGGAACACTACTCACTGAAGGATTCGCAGAGGAAGCCGTGCAGGCCGGTTTGGCTGAGACTGGCGGCGTTCCGGGTATGGAGCAGCCGGCACCGCAGTACAGCGGCGATGATTGGCGCGCGAGCCTTCCAATTGAACTTCAAGGTCAAGCGGCTTTGGAGAAATTTTCGACCACAGAAGCGCTAGCCAGCTCATACGTTAACCTTGAACGGCAGATGGGCGACAACATCCCCGCACCGAAGACTGATGAGGATTGGGATGCGGTTTATACAAAGCTCGGACGTCCCGAAGAATCAACAGCATACGAATTCGAACAAATTGAAATGCCCCAGGGCATGGAACACGATACAGCCGGTGAGGACTATTTTAGAACAACAGTACACCAGGCAGGTTTGAACGATCGCCAAGCCAAGGCGCTGCACAAAAGCTATTATCAATTGATGGTGCAACGGCATGCAGACTCGGTCAAAGCGCAAGAGCATGCACGGCAAGAGGCCGAGCGCTCGTTGAGACTAGAGCAGGGGCCGGCCTATGATCAGTTCGTAGGACAGGCAAAATCAGCCTTGCGCCAGTATGCAACACCAGAATTCTTGAAGCGGTTGGATGAAACCGGGCTCGGTAATGATCCCAACATGCTTAAAGTTTTTGGACGGATCGGCAAGGATATGGGCGGTGAAACATCGCTCGTGGGTGGCCACGCGCAACAAGCAACGCCAGCCGATCTTGAAAATCAGATTTCATCATTCCGTGAAGAATATGGCGCGGCTCTATATGACAGCAGTCATCCGGAGCATGATCGACGCGTTAAAGAACTCACAGTGATGAATAATCAGCTGTACGGCAACGCACCCGTGATCAGGTAAGCCAGTACAGCACATCGCGCCGCCTGTAGGTCCGGGTAACGGGAAACCGTCCGGTTGAGAGCCTCACACAAGCGCCCGTTAGCGTAACTGGTCCGGTTCTCCGGGTAACCAGCATTCACCCTTGACAACAACCGTTTAGGAGCTTGGTAGCATGTCTACTCAGGTAACAACGGCGCACGTCGAACAGTATAGAGCCAATGTCTATCATCTGGTTCAACAAAAAGGCTCTCGACTGCGCTCCGCCGTCCGCAACGAAACACAGGTCGGCAAAAATTCTTTCTATGAACAAATCGGTGCAACTCAGGCGCAACGCAGGACATCACGTCATGCGGACACGCCTCGCATGGACACCCCACATGCACGCAGGCGCGTTTCGCTTGAAGATTGGGAATGGGCGGATCTGATCGACGAACAAGATCGCATCCGGATGCTCATTGATCCCGCTTCACCGTACGCAACTGCTGCCATGTATGCCATGGGCCGCTCAATGGATGACGTGATCATCGCTGCAGCGGACGGCACGGCATACACGGGTGAAAGTGGCTCAACGCAAACGAACTACGATTCGAGTATGACCGTGGGCGTCCAAACGGTTTGGCCAGGTGTTACCGCAGCTGATACAGGCTTGAACGTGGCGAAGGTGCTTCTCGCGAAACGCAAACTGCTTGAAAACAGTGTCGACCCGGACGAGGAAATGTTCATGGTCGTCAATGCGCGCCAGGCAGAAAGTTTGATGAAAGATGAGCGGGTTGCGAATGTTGACTACAACAGCATTAAGCCGCTTGTTGAAGGGAACATTGCTAAGTACGGCGGGTTCACAATTATTCCGACCGAGCGGATTGGTACAGACAGCAACCTCGATGACAAGGTTCTGTATTGGACCAAGTCAGGAATGCTTCTGTCCGTCGGCAAGGACATGAAAACACGCGTCACCGAGCGAGACGACAAAGGTTATGCAACGCAAGTTTACTGCTGCATGTCCATTGGCGCAACTCGCATGGAAGAGGAACGGGTTGGCACTATCTTGTGTGATCCTGGCGCTTCTCCAACGTATGACGCTTAAGGGGAGTAGATAGACATGGCTGTAACTACTCAAGAAAGCACCCAATACGCTAACGTATTCACGACCACGCCGGCCGTGAATAACGAGACGAGCGATTGGAAAGGCCGTATTCGAGGGATGTACTTCGAGCACGACCAATCGGGTGCGGGTGATGCGGGCTCATCCGTAGCGCTTTGCAAAATTCCAGCAGGCCGGGTTCGGCTGCTGCTGCCTATGTCCTGGATGTATGTGAACTGGACAACGGCATCGGCAACGCTTGATCTTGGTTGGGATGCCTACACAGACCTAAATAACTCAGCTGTTGTGGCGGATGACAATGGTTTGATTGATGGCATCTCGGTTGAAAACGCTGGCGTGATCGGGTTCGAGGAACTCACGACGCTAGCCGGGCTGGATGCGGTTGCACACACCAAAGTGTTTGAAAGCAAGGACGGTGTTGTTATCAGGGCAACAAGCCCCGGTGCAATAGCTGACGGCGATGATATTGCCGGCTTCCTTGTCTACATGCACGACTAACTGATAGGGCCAAGTGAATGAGCCAGATCACATCTGATACTGAAATCTGCAACTTGGCCCTACAGCGCATTGGTGAGCAGACAATTACGTCTTTAGACCAAGGGACGGAAATTGCTCGCCGGTGCAAGATTGCGTATCCTCAAGCTCGTGATGCAATGCTTCGCGGGCATTTCTGGAACTTTGCGGTGAAACGGTCAACACTGGCGCTATCAACTGAAACGCCAGATTGGAAATACACCTATAAGCACGTGTTGCCGGATGACTTTCTGAGGTTAATCCAGACCAACATCGACACACCATCAGCATCCGCAAACAGTGAATTCCACGATGGCCAGCCGGATTATCGAATTGAATCCGGGTTCGTTGTCTCGAACGATGCAACGGTGAAAATCGAATACGTCTTTAGGCAAGAAGACATCAGCAAATACGATGATTTGTTTATTGATGCCCTGATTGCACGCATGAGCGCAGAACTTGCAGCCGCGTCCAAAAAGTCAATAAGCGGCGTTCAGAATCTATGGGAAGTCGCCGAGCGGAAGTTGAGAGAAGCGCGAACGGCAGACAGTCAGGAAGGCGTGCCGCGTTCATTCGAAGCCAACATATGGGTGAATAGTCGTCTCTGATGGCAAGAACAGCAGCACTCATCACGAACTTCACCGCTGGCGAGTTTACCCCAAGGCTAAGAGGCCGTGTCGATATCGAGAAGTATCGGAACGCGGCCTATGAAGTAACCAACTTTGTTGTTTC